TATGTGTTTCCACTAACTGAGGACCTATATGTTTAGTAGCTGTCATACGTTCATGTCCTCTTAGAACGTGTCGCTCAAAGCCTGTTGCTAGATCTAATGTGTTGCCTGTTAGTATACTGTTAACACACTTGTCGGCCATTATCTCGTGATTGCTTTTTATCATATGATTGTAACGTGTATCAATGCCATCGCTATACCATTGCTCATCATCTTTCTGTGATACAAACTCTGCGTTACTAACACTACCAGTCATATCGCCATACACTTTTATAATGTCTGTGTAGTCTATGTCTACTGTAAAGCCTGGTATCAACAGTAGTGTAAACCCTATGTTACGTTTAAGTTCTTTAAGCCAAGCTACCTGTTGCTCCACTCTAAATGAATCTAGTTCGTCTCTTTGTAAGTAATTCACATAACCCATAACAGCATCTACGTGACCCTTTTCGTTCTCTGAGGCGAAGTTATCCCAATTAGCAATACGGTAGTTGGATAGTTCAGGCTTGTCTTTGAAGAACCAATATCTATATGGGCTTGTTAATACAACTACAACTATATCATCTTTAGTAAGTTTCTCACGTTGCTCTTTAACCTTGTGCATGATCCATTCGTTGCTACAGCCAATGATACTATCATTAAGCATAGCATCTACTCGTAGCTTACTTGCTAGTTGCCTAGTCCAAGTCCAATCAGTCTTGTAGTCTACTGTGAATGAATCACCAAATATATATAATGTTCTCATTACCACCAACCTAATACTTTGCCGTTACCAGCTATAATAAAAATACAAGTTACTATATGTAACACAATCCAAAACGTTCTCGCCGCTAGTGCCTTCTTTACATCTTTCATTGGTACTGGTAAAAATTCGGGAGTGTCTTCATCGTTGATACCTATTGGCATACCAACTGTACGAGCCCACGTTTTTAGAAAACGCCGCTGACCGCTCATGTTATTCCTCCTCGTCGTTACCTAGGTTTGCTAAGAATGATCTCAATTTAGTTGAGTCAGTTTCAGCTCTTATAGGCTTTACTATTTCCCCCTGTGAAGGATCTTTTGGAGTGTCAGGTTCTTTGTCTTGTGTAACACTACTAGTTCTTTTTAGTCCTGCCATAACACTTGCAGTTGTTGACTGTCCGTAACTGTTGTCTTCATCTTCTGCAAGATCAGTAATACGTAAACAGTCTATATCAAATTCTAAATCTATCTTTGCACCTACACCACTACTGCTTCTAGTCTTCATTAACTGTATCTGATACCTACCACGTTCACGCATAGCTCTACTTGTAAAGATACCAATCACGTTATCTGCTGTTTGTATCTTACTCAAGCCTCCTGCAATATGCGAATGATCAAATTCAATCTCTTCAACACTAGCTCTGTTCAACTGCGATGCAGTTACAAATATACATTGTAGTTCCATTGCCAAGTTTCTAAGTTCTTCAGATACAAACTTATCCTTAACAAACAAATCACTTGGACTTACTTTCTTACTCATTGGCATCAACAAGTCTAAGTAGTCAATCAATAATACATCAATCTTTCTATTGTTCTTTACTTCATATTCTTTTACAAAACTTCTAATATCATTTGTAGTCTTACCACTTGGCATATATTTGATCTGTAAACTACCTGCCTTCTTGCCTACCATCTTAACTTTCATTTCAACAGTATCAAGATCTCTAAATATTTCTCTGCTTGGAATGTCAGTCATCATACTATCCATTCTCATAGCAACTAGATTCTCACTTAACTCTAATGTTAAGTATACAACGTTCATTCCGTTCAATGCCCAGTTGCAACCTAAGTTAGCAAGGAATAAACTCTTACCTGCACCCGAACCACCTGCAAATATGTTTAGCTCTCCTTTGTTAAATCCACCAAACAGTTTCTTATCTAAACTCTCCCAACCTGTGCTTACTTGTCCATTGTTATCTTTCAATCCCATAAGTCTACCTTTAGGATCTGCAAAGTAATCTATACCTAGGTCTTTCTGTAAACCTATCTGTACTGCATCTTTAATTTTAGTTTCAACTGGACCATACTCACCCTTTTCAAGTAAGTCTGCACTTTCTAATATTGCACGTTCTAATGCTTTGTGTCTACTAAATGTTTCAAAGTCATTAAGCAACCAATCATAGTGTTGCTCATTAAGTCCTTTAGGAATCTCTAGCTTTGTACCTGGACAAGCACTATTAACAATCTGTTCTGTAGGAAGTGTATTGTGTTCTTCAACAAATTCTTTTAGAAACTCAGCCGCAGGTTGTAGCTTACGATCAAAGCTCTGCGGATCAAATACTGCTTGGCAACGCACATAAGTCTGTGCATCGCTTAACATTATTTCTAAATATGTTTTTTGGATATCAAATCCATAATCAGTATTTTGTTTCATTATGTTTTATTATACCATATTTTATCATTAAAGTCAATGTGTTTCTCGTCCATTGCCAAAACTGCACCAATGCAACTTCCAGGATCACCTGGATTCTTTGGAACATATATTGTATCCCAATTCTTTTTAATTTGTTTTACTGCTACACTATTTAAAGCACAGCCGCCTGTAAGTATTAAATTGCGACTTGGTAAATTTTGTCTACACCATTTACTATTACTTTTGAGTATAAGTTCAAAAGCAAATTGAGTAGCATTCGCTAATCTTTTCATATCGCTTTCAGTTGTAAGGTCGGGCTTGTACCAACTACAACCTTTGTGTAGATTGTGTTTGAACTTAACACCTGGCTTTGTTCCATCTAATGGTGTATCAATAAACGTACCAATAACATCATTAACAAGATGTAAGTTTTCCTGTGTGCTTATGTTTTCACCTGCTGGTGCAACTTTATATTCTTCTGCATTAGGTTTAAACCCGCAACGTTGCGTCATAGCACTATAAAATAATCCTACACTATGTGGATAGCTTTGTGAGTACACTTGTTTTAATCCTGCACCAGGTACATATGAATCAGCTTTCCATATAGTAAACGTTTCAAACTCTCCTATTGAATCCAAGCACATGATTGTTGCATGAGGTAATCCACTAGTATACCAACCATATGCGGCGTGTGACTTATGATGTTTAGCATACACTATAGGACAATGAATGTCCCACTTCTTAAGATATTCTTTAATGTTGTTTTCTTTATGAAGCCAACCTTGTCCTGCTCTCCATTGTCTTAGAGTTTTTAGGAAAGGCTTTTCATACCATACTACCCTGTCAGGTGGGCCATAGCTTTGCCTTGCGGCTTCTATCTGTGTCCAACTAAAGTCTGGATCGTTGGGAACATCTGAAAAGTCTTTACTCTGACAAGCCCATACAAGTTTGTCATCTATGAATACTGCCAATGCCGCATCATGACTGTTTCCTACCATTCCCCAAGTAACCACTATCTTGTCTCCTTGATCTTATCTGCTAATCCGTATGCTACTGCTTCTTCGGCAGTCATAAACTTATCACGATCCATATCACGTTCAAAGTCTTCAAACGTTTTACCTGCCGTGTTATGTTTAACATACAGTCTTGTTAAATGTTCTTTTAGGTATTGTATTTCTTTGTAACGTATTTCAATATCACTTGCCATACCCTGAGCACCACCACTTGGTTGATGAATCATTGTACGTGCATTAGGTAACAGTATACGTTTACCTGGAGCACCTGCTTGAGCTAGGAATGATCCCATTGAACAAGCCTGTCCTAAAACTATTGTACTTACATCACACTTAACAAATTGCATTGTATCGTAAATACTCATTCCACTTGTAATTACTCCTCCTGGACTATTAATATAAAAATTAATATCCTTGTCTGAGCTTTGACTTTCTAAGAAAAGCATTTGTGCTACTACTACGTTTGCACTATGATCTTCTACAGGGCCATTCAACATCACAATCCTATCTTTTAATAGTCGACTGTATATGTCGTATGCTCTTTCCCCTTTGTTGGTAGACTCTACTACCATTGGTATCAATCCTGACATTTATTGTTTCTCCTTAATACTTTTATATATTTTGTGCAGTACGAAAAACCAAACTCCATTTATTGCTGGTTCAACTAAAGCGACTGTTCCTGCTTCAAACAAACTTGCTCCGGTGAATGTAGTTACTACTACCATCGCTATACATATATGTCCTAGTGTATAGACCAATGCAAGTGCTAAACTACTTTCTACAAATATTGTTTGTATGCCTCTAGTAAATTCAGTCATCTCTATCTCCTTTCCTAGTTTATACCCATCACGTTAAAGCTCATGCTAGTTCTAGTAACGTCACTTCTAAACGGATATACTGTGTGTTTAAGTCCTGCTTGGAATAGCAAGAAGTCTCCTGTTTGAGGAATTATCTTATGCGTTCCTGTTGCTCCAAGAACATCTGGACCATGTAAAAATTCTATTTGTCCAGCACATTTCATATTGGTATCTTCTGTGTATGTCTCTGTTGCTATAACGTCTGGCACATTGATATACACTACTGCACTAATCATTCCTGAATGGCTATGTACAGGATTGAACTCGTTTGCAATTTGGTAATTGATCCAAGGTCCAGTTCCTAGATTAAAATTTAGATTATCGTAAGACTCTTGACTCTTTTCTGGTTCCTTGTTTATTAAAAGACTGTTTGCACGTTTGTCTTCGTATTGTATAAACTTTCTTAGATGCGGTTGTATGATATTCATAAAAGGTTCTTGATCATCAACAACTATACCTAGTTGGTCTTTTATGTTACCTGCAAGATCGTTACCAACATTTTGTCTTGCTTTGTATGTAGCATCAGCAACTTCCTGTAGGTAATCTATCTGCTTTGCAGTAAGTTTACCTTGGTATATCGTTGGACCAAAAGGTCTTATAAAATCAGATTGGTACATCAGTGTTTCGTAGGTCCTTTTATTTCTTGTACATCATTGCGACCTAAAAATATAGCCTCCATGATGTCTTCGTAGTCATCTGGTTTAAGTGCAGTCTTGTAGATTTTAATTGCTTGAGCACACATTACTCCTGCAATTTCAAGTGGATCGTATTCTCCAGATTCAATTAGCTTGTTAGCTTCTGCTTCTAGTATACGATAACATTCTTCTGTTTTATCTTTTTCTACTACCATAATATTCCTATTTGTAAATGAATGGGTCCTTCTTTTGTAGCTCTTTGATTCTCTTCTTGAACTTTCTACGTTCCTTCCAATCTTCAAAGAAGCCTTTTATTTTGGCCCATAAGTTTTTTAACCAAACCATTTCTTGCTCCTTAATTTAATTTTTAGTTCTGAATCTTCTGTACTAGATACTAGTGTGTGAAGTGTGTACATTCTACCATACTTGATTACTGCGTCATTAACATCTTTGACGTCATCGGACCAATCCGGCATACTAACTGACCAACCTAATTCTATTGCTTGTTCCATTAATTTATGTCCGTTATCATCACGATCCGGAACTAGTATTACTTTTTTATTTAACGCATTTATGGCCAAGGCCTGTTGATCTTTGACTTCACTTCCTAGTAGTGCAATACCGTCTACACCAATAGCATCAAACGGTCCTTCTACTACAATACAAAATATTCTTTGCCAATTCTGTGCATCTAAATTGAATACATATCCAGGCTGTTGCTCACTCATGTATTTCGGACTTCCTTCGTTTATTTTACGTGCAGTCCAACCTACAATCCTACGTTCACTATTATATTCCTTATGATAGAAAGGCATAATCAATCTATC